ACGTATATAATGATCTTGTGAGACTTTCCGATGGATATTGTGCTAGGGGCGATTACCAATTACAATTTTGATCAGATTAAGCCTTGGGTCACGTCCCTAGATCAATCAGGCTTCAAGGGAGTCAAGGCCCTCCTCTGCTATAACATTCCCTACTCGGTGACCAACGAATTAGAGTCTCGGGGGTATTCCACACTCTGCTTTCAGAAGAATGATGCCGAACAACGGTATGAGTATGCGCATCCCAATTTCAGCATTGTCCTCGACCGCTTCATTCACACCTGGACCTTTCTGTCTCGATTAGAACACAGTCAGGACTACCGATACCTTCTCCTCTCAGATGTCAAAGATGTAATCTTTCAGAAGAATCCCTCAGACTTCTGGGACACACAGACAGCCAGTTTCATTGGGGCCTCAGAATCCATACAGTATGAATTTGAACCCTGGGGGGAACAGAATATGATTCGTTCCTTTGGGCAGGGAGTCTATGAGAAGATGGCGCAGCAGACGATTATCAACGCCGGGACGATTTCAGGCTTGTTGCCGGCCATGCTCGACTTTTGTCTTCAAGTATACCTTACCTGTTCGGGATCTCCTCGACAGGTTCCAGGTGGTGGCGGCCCCGATCAAGCGGCGCTCAATATCTTACTTCGCAGTCTTCCCTATCAACCGTTGACTCGCGTCATGGCCTCAGAGGAGGGGTGGGCCGCGCAACTTGGCACCACTGGTGATCCCACAAAAACTGCGGCCTTTCAAAATTTTCTTTTGGAACCTCGACCCATCTTTCAGAATGGTCTGGTCTGTACGTCTGAGGGCACACCCTTCTACCTTGTTCATCAATATGACCGTGTGCCAGCATGGAAAAAAGAGATTGAAATGAGGTATCAATGAAGCGCATTCTCTATTGCGTACATCGCTATGCGCCCCATCCAGGAGGGTCCGAAAACTATGTGCGTGATCTCGCCGAAGCCACCTCAGAAGTAGGGCATGAGACCTGGGTCTTTGCGGGCAATCCTGATGCGACGCTGAATGGAGTGCGCGTCACGCATAATCCAGAAATTATTTTTGAAAAGTGGGACCTCATTGTCGTACATGGGGGCGATGTGGGCCTCCAAAACTTTGTACTCTCGCAGGCCAACAAACTCCAATCGCCTATTCTCTATCTGCTGATTCTCCCCTCACATTCAGACACCTGCGTCCAGGCTCTGAAGGATTGTCACTATCTGGGTTGTTCGACCCTTGCAGATTGGCGACATCTCGACCAGTATGACATGGGCGCAAAGGGTGTACAGATTTCCCATGGCATTGATCTCTCGCATTCTGGAGGGATGGCAGACCCCTCCCTTTTGAAATCCCTAGAATTAACGACTCCCTACTTTTTTCTCTCCTGTGGTGGCTATTGGCCGAACAAGGCGATGGCAGATCTCGTCAAGGTCTTCACTGGATTGACTCGAACAGATGTGACTCTGGTCTTAACGGGGTATGATAATTCGCAGGGATTAATGCCCAAGGAAAGTGCCCGAGTCAAGCCCCTACTCATTGAGGAACGCCAACAGGTCTTAAATCTGATGTCGATGGCCCAACTCCTGATTCTTCACTCGACCTCTGAGGGATTTGGTCTGGTCTTATTGGAATCCATGTGGAATCGTACCCCCTGGGCGGCAAGGCATCTTGCTGGAGCCGAAGTGCTCGCCAAGTATGGGCAGACCTATCAGACTAACGATGACCTGGCCACGTATCTCGAACAGTTTGCGCCCTTGTCGAAACAACACATCAATGACCGACAAGATCACGTGCTCAATCATTATCAGATCAAACATACCGTGGCACAAATACTGGAGATTCTACAATGACGTTCACCTTTGGTATTGTGACGGACTATAAGTATCCTCAGCGGCTCCAGGAGATGTATCAGTCGATTCGCGCCCTAAAGATTCCGACCTATGAGATTCTGGTCATCGGCTCCACCACCCTTTCCGATGAAGAGGATGTGCGACATGTGTCCTTTGATGAGACTCGAAAGCCCATGTGGGTGACGCATAAGAAGAATCGACTCGACCACGAAGCCCAGTATGAGCATCTGGTTATCATGCATGACTACTATGTCTTTGATTCTAACTGGTATCAGAATTTTGTCACGTTTGGAAGTGATTGGGACGTGTGTTCGAATGCGCAGCACCTCATGAATGGTAAGCGGCACTTTACGGATTGGGTGGTCTGGGACTCGCCCTTCTTGCCTCGCTATACCTCTCTGTCCTATGATGATTGGTCGCACACGGCGTATATGTACCAGTCTGGAGGGTACATGGTCATCAAGAAGGGAGTGCTCAAACGATTTCCTCTCAACGAAGAACGAGGATGGGGTACGGGTGAAGATGTCGAATGGTCTTTGTCGATGCGACCATTTTTGACCTGGAAGTGTAATGGCAAGAGTCTCGTGACACATAATAAACAACATAGGGATTGTAAATGAGCCTCTTAGTCATTTTTGATTTGGATGGAGTACTTTTGGATTCACGGGAACTTCACTTTGAGGCGCTTAATGCCGCACTCAAACAGGTCGGTGACCAGTATGTGATTTCGAAGGGCGACCATCTGGCGACATTTGATGGATTGCCGACGACCAAGAAACTGAAACTGTTGACCGAACAACGACAGCTCTCACCCGCATACTATGATCAAATTTGGCAGGCCAAGCAGGTCGCCACCTGGGATCTCATCAACACTCAGTCTCCGAATCTAATTTTTCGCGACCTCTTTCGCACGCTCAAGTCGCGAGGGTGCCGCATTGCCGTCGCGTCCAATTCTATTCGAGAAACCGTCAAGTTATCGCTCTTGGCTCTTGGACTGATGGATCTGGTAGATCTCTTTGTCTCAAATGAGGATGTCAAACGGCAGAAGCCCTTTCCAGAGATGTATTGGAAGTGCATGGTGGATCTGAATGTGTTGCCACAGGATACCATCATTATTGAGGATTCTCACATTGGTCGAAAGGCGGCGATCGATTCTGGAGCCCATCTCTTTCCCGTACAAGATGTCAGAGACGCGGAGACCTGTTATCCCCGACTCAAAGACTTACTCGACCGACTGACTCGTCGCGGTCGTGTGAACATTCCGTGGCGTGATGCCAAACTCAATGTCTTAGTGCCCATGGCGGGTGCCGGCAGCCGCTTTCTCGCTGCGGGATATACCTTTCCAAAGCCGCTGGTCGAAGTCCATGGCAAACCGATGATTCAGGTCGTGGTGGAGAATCTCAACATTGAAGCTCACTATATCTTCTTGGTGCAGAAGGCGCACTACGACCAGTATCATCTGAAATACTTGCTCAATCTTATTGCACCGAATTGTACCATCATTCAGGTTGAGGGGCTGACTGAGGGCGCCGCCTGTACGACGCTCTTAGCGAAGGCGGAGATTAATACTGATGCCCCACTTCTTCTGGCCAACTCAGACCAGTGGGTGGAGTGGAATTCCAATGAGTGTCTGTATGCCTTTGCCGCTGATCAGATCGACGGCGGGATTCTGACGTTTGAGGCCACGCATCCCAAGTGGTCCTACGTGAAGACTGATGAGACCGGACTCGTATCTGAGGTGGCCGAGAAACAAGTGATTTCGACGCAGGCGACCGTGGGCATCTATTACTGGTCGCATGGCTCGGATTATGTGAAGTATGCCGAACAGATGATTGCCAAAAATATTCGCACTAATGGAGAGTTTTATGTCTGTCCCACTTTCAATGAGGCGATTCTCGATGGCAAAAAGATTCGCGTGAAGCAGGTGTCGCGCATGATGGGATTAGGGACCCCAGAGGATCTACATGTCTTTGTGAACGAAGGGCGGGCGTAGCTCAGTGGTAGAGTTCCAGCCTTCCAAGCTGGCTGTCGTGGGTTCAAATCCCACCGCCCGCTCCAGCTTAAGCTGACCACCTAAGTATACCCTAGATGGTCGAAAGGATTGGTGTCATGATGGTGTGTTGGATCTTGACGTTTAATCGTCCACGGGCGCTCAATCGACAGATTGAAGTCTTTGGCAAAGACGGGTGTGATGTACATGTGATGTCGAATCATCCTCTGGTTCAGATTGATAAGCATCTGCGACCCTATGTGCATAAAGTCGTCGTTAATACTCTGGGTGACGCCGAATCGACAGCTTACACCACTCGTTCCTGGAATGCGATGTTTCTCAAAACCTTCAAGCAGCATGATGAGGCCATCTTCGTACAGGATGACACGCTCATCACACAGGAGGCGTTAGAGATCGTGCGCACTCAGACTCATCAATTCGATCTGATCTGGGGTCCTGCTGGAGACCAGTTCTGGTATATGAAGAAGTTGATTCTTCGGCAAGTGGGATTCTTTGATGAACGATTCTCGACTGGAGCCTTTTGTGGAGATGCGGATTTCCTCAAGCGAGTCTGGTTTCAATGCGATCAGTCTCGTCTCTCGATTGTGGAGAAGCATGATTTCGGATTTATGCATCAGGACATTGGTCTGAGTCACTTGATTCCCACGGATGTGGGACATAAGGCCATCGACTCCACCTACATCAATCAACACCAAGAGTGTCAGCAGAAGTCGGGCAATGATCTCTGGATGCAGTATGCACAGGAACTCTTTCTGAATAAATGGGGACATCGCTTAAATGGAACGGGACCATTGACCGATCATCCCTCTCCTCCTCGTTGGACGGAATTGTTTCTCTATCCCTGGTTCACCAAGAAATATCTTGGCTATGATGGTCTGCCACCCTGGTGTCTTCCCTATGAAAGGACGGCCTAATGAGTCTCACAGAAAATCAATTTCTCCAACGTCAGGGTCAATTTTGGGATGACATTTCGACAAAGTGGTCTCTGTCGAACAAAAATCCGGTCGTCGGGTGGTACGATTCTCATAATAACTTTTCCTATTATCAGACGCATCTGTTTCGTGGGATTCCCAATCTGAAGTCTAAGAC